CCCTATTGAAATATTTACCACGTACATCAGTCTTTCCAGCGTATCTGTTGATATACCTATTTTCTCGTCCTCTTTCAATACTGGAAAGATACATACGAAGATTTGATTCAACATCAAGACTTAAAGTAGAAGATTCCTTGTCATCACTTGTTTCATCATTACCACTTCCCGTTGGTTTAGGTGGTGATGTTAATAAAGCCCTACTCCGTGATATAATATCAATAGTTACATCAAATCCAAGTTCTTCATTAATAGACACAGAGTACGTTTTTATCATACCAATTAAGTACTCATAATTACCATTTGTTCTTTTTATTTTATTTTCCAACTCATCAAGAAATGGTGCTGGGTTTCCTTCTTTTTCATTGTAAGGTTGAACATAATCTTTTATAAGAGCATCTGTATCTGTTTTTGAAAACAAAGATTCATTCATTGTTTTTTCAGGGTCAGCGTACCCAAATTCAATAAATACGCTGTTACTTGGGTGAAGTAAAAACATACTTAGAAAATCAAACTGTTCCTTTGAATTTATAGTAACTGTTAATGTAGCCGCGGTATAATAACCAAGAGTTTCTTTTCCTATCTTAGCCGTAAAGTTTGTTATTTGTGGGGGTGGTACTCTTCTTGGATTGTTGATGTACAAATTTTTAGTTGTATTTAATTCCTTTCCTATAATCTGTTTTTTACCATAAGTGTCAGAGTGTTTAGCCAATGGGTCAAATGTAAACCCTCTAATTGAACCAATTAAACTACCATCGGGAGAGTTTGATATTCCAAGCTTATCTCTGAAATCTCTAAGATTGTTAGATTTTTTATCATCAGTTTTATCATCAAAAAATACTTCCTGTAAACAGTTTATCCGTAAGAATGGTACTTTTTTAGAAACGTAAAATTTATTCCTTTCCCGTTCCCTCAATTCCTGTTGTATTTCTTCGGGGATTATTCTATACGCTAATTCATTTGGCTCTAACGCTATAATCATTAGTTTACTTCTTTTATTTTATCATAGATGATGTTTACATCAAAGGGAATTCTAAGTGTTGTTTTTCCCGTTGGAAATAAAGAATCCCCTTCTAAGTTATTATATGCTGATAGAATCCACCATAATTTAGCATCATTAAATAACTCTTGTGCTAATACATCTAATCGTGTATAATCATTTACGTTTATGATAATATCATCATTTCTTTCTTCAAAGTTAGGAATAATCAAACTTTGATAATGTAGTTTATTATCATTTCTTTTCTTAGTATTTACAAACCGTGTTCTACTCATAATAGTCTATTGTTATTATCTATTTCTAATCAATGGAAACAACTTGTGATGATTCAACTTCAACTGAACCAACACCTCCAGCCCTACTGACCGAACTAATGTCCACTATGTTTCTTCCAAAATCATATGTTGGTCGTTCAAGTTTTCTAACTCCTTTACTTCTTACCCTATCATTAACATATGATGTATCTTGTTGTGATTCAAATATTGGATATTCTTCATTTTGGAGAAGATTTCCTTGAACGTTTACCGTCAATATAGATGGTTTACTATTTTGGAAAGTAACTTCATCACTTGGTGTAATTTGTATACCAGTCAAAAACAAAGGTTTTTTGACTATATATTCAGCGACGCTCAATTTAACTATATTAGGTTCAATCATTTTTGTATCAGTATAATTAAATGGATAAGCTAAACTGATTAGTGTATTTAATTTGTTATATATTGAACTTACATCTTCTCTATTATGGACTACCAAATCAAACGAAAAGGAAACGTTACGTGTTACTCCATTGTATTGATAGTATGGTTCGGCTCTACCAATATATTTTTTATCTAAAAACGTTGGTGTTATTGAATCAGTAAATCCTGTGAAATTAGCCATTCTAAATACCAATGCTCTATTGTTATTTTCTATATGAAATACAATTAAATGTTTTCTTCCATTATCTTGTTGATATAGTTTACTTACATTCCCAGATGTAATTGTTATTTCTTTATTAACTTTGTTAAAGTTTTCAGGAAATATCTTAGCTCCATTTTTAGGTCTCCTTGGATTAAATACTCTACCAATAACAACCCCCGGCGATGGTATAGCTTGTTTTATTTTTTTAATCGCATTTGATTTTAACTTAGAAGCCGCATCTTTAACACTTGTAGGTACTCCCAATCTAGCTACAATATCTTTTAGTATTTTCTTTCTTGTCTGTTCTTTTACCTGTGCTTCCGGTCCATTTCTTATTGGTGAAGTTTCCCAAACTTGTATTTGTTCTACAATAGCATTTCTATCATTTACCTTTAAAGCATCATAGTTTTGTTTGGCATATGTTATATCATCATCAAGAGTTCCATCATTTATAGAATCAAGAAATTCTAAATATTTTTTTCTATATACATCTTTCTGTTGATTTATATCACTCATCTTAATACCTATTCATAGTTGCTATTTGACGAGAAACCTGCTTACCATCTAAATATGTAGTGGCTTTAATTCCATTGTTTTTCAAATCAGTTAATAAAGAAAACATCTCTTGCATCATTCTATCATTGGAAGGTGATGAAACTATAGATTGTGGATTTGTAGTAGCCATAATATAATCAAGTGGATTTGTTTTTACAACTTCTCCCTGTCGTGTTATAATTACATCATTCACAGATGTATCTTCATTTCCCGTTGGTAATCTATTACCTGCTCTACCCCCACCGCCACCACCAACACCTATAGGAACATTGAATCCCGCAATAGATACTTGTGTTGATATACCACCCCCTCCAAGTAATCTACCAAACCCGTCTATAAAATCAGATAATTTACTTACTATTTTATCTAACCCACCACTTTTTAAAAATCCTTCAATTTTATCAGCTAAATTATTAAATGCCTGTTGAACCGTAGGTGAGGCTAATACTCTGAAAAAAGCGTTTTGTATTCTTCTCGTAATAGCTTCAACTCTACCTAAAGCTGTTTCACGAGTAGCGGATTCAACTTTACCTAATACACCAATCTCTCTTCTAATTCTCAATTCTTTTTGTAGTTCGGATACTGTAAGCCCAGCTGCTTCGGCTACCGCTTTTTGAACAAATGGATTTTTTTGTTGAAGTGGTCCTAATTTTTCAACCTCATCCAAAACCGCGTTAGTGGCACCTACTATATCTTTTTCAAATGCTAATTGTCGTGCTTTTTGTAAGTTTATTTGTCTACCAGCCAATGCGGAAGCTGTAAATTCATTACTAACCGATGTTTGAAAATCTAATAATTTTTCAGATACTTGTGCTGCCTTTGATAAAGATATTCCAAGTTGAGTCGCCTGTAACGTTTGTTCTTTAAGTAAATCTAACCCAAGAGCGAAACTATCAGTAACTGCATCATAACTCTGAACTAAATTTTTAATAGCTGCTGGTCCTAATTTCCCAAATCCATCTACAATACCCTCTATTTGATTTGATGCTTGTTCAAACGTTGTATTTCCAGCTTGAGCTACAATTCGTAAAAACTGTGCAGCTTCATCGGAACTGAATTGGAATCGTTCTCCTACCTGTGCTACATTCCCAAGAAGTTTTCCAGTGAGTGGGATTGCTGGTGATAATTCTTTAAACAGAGAATTGGCGAACTCTGCTGCCTGTGCTACATTACCACCCAACAGTACAGCGTTTTCTGTAGCTTCTATTAAAACTCTATTCAACGAATTATCTAAAACGCCCGATGTTTTGGCTATAGAAGCCACCCCATTATCAATAGCTACAATTGTATCTACAAACTTTTTAACAAGCCCAAGAATAGCCCCACCAAAATTAATATTTTTTAATTTACTAACCAATTTTGTAACTATTTTCAAAGAGCCCACTATACCAAGTATTCCTTTACCAAATGCTCCAAATTGTTTAACAGCCGCCTTTGGTGCGCCTATCTGCCCAGCTTTTTGTTGTCTAGCTATTAATGTTACTCTTTCTTTATATTTCTTTTGAGCTTCTTCTACTTTTTTATTATCAAATACACTACTAAGTTTACCAGCTATTTTTGAAATGCCTCTAAATGGTAAAGAAATCCTACCCGCGCTTTTATCAGCGTTTTTGTAAATTTCTTGAAAATCTTTTTTAATTTCAGATGTAACTTTTTTGGCTAATTTGGCATTTTTACCAAAGTACGTTTTCTTAGTCATCTCATCAGCCATTTTCATCAAATCTTTAATTTCTTTGTTGAGGTCGGCTGTAAGTCTAATCTCTTCTTTAAGTTCTTTTTGTTTTTCGGTAGCCATAATAATGTATTTATTATAAATATCCACAAACAAAAAAACCCACAGTTAGTGGGTTTATTTATTCTTTTTATAAGCCTTTTCTCTTTCTTCCATCATCTTGTTATGTTCGGAAAATATCATATGGCGTTCGGGGATACTCATATTAATCACATCATCATACGTATATCCTTTTGTACCTTGTAAAAAATAGTATATTTGTTTTCTTATATCTATTCTATGCCTTAAAGGAAGGGTAAAAAAAGTTAATCCCAATTGGGATTTCTACCTCCTCTCCTCCGAGCTCTACTGTAAAGTCAATGTCGGGGGTCACCAACTCCAAGAATGTTCTTATTGATAAACTATCAAATGCTAATAGTTCTTCATTAACAAATGTTTTTATTACTTCCGTATCAGAATTTCCATCAACGCTGTTGATAATTTTGGATAGTCGTAAACTAACTTCACCAAAAGGAATACCCTTTTCTGTTAAAATATCTATTTCATTTTGAAGTTCATTTGATTCTTTTGATGTTAATATTTTTAACACTAACTTCTTCTTAGATTTAGAAAGTTCATATTCTATATATGGTGCGTTCTGAAATAAATCAGGTCTACCTCGTTCTTTTAATTTAGTTAAATCAATATCGTGAACTTTTCCATTAACTTTAACAGTATAAGATGAACCATAGCCCAATACTCTTGTTTGTAGTAGTAATGCTTGTTTATCACCGACTACGAGGTCATCCACTTTTATATCTTTTGATACAATAACGGATTCCAACAATTTATCCAATACTATACCTTTTTCAATATAAGATTGTGTGGTTAGAATATCCTCATCCTTTGTAGTCATATAACGGATTTCAACTTCACCTTTGGCTAATGGTGAATCTTCAGAATATAATTTTCCTTTTGATGGTAGTGTAACAATTTCAGTAAGCATATAACGTATTTTTTATTAGTAGTTTAGAACCGCGTAATCATATGAAATGGTGGCTGTGATATTTACCAAATCATCTGAACCGTAATTTAATTCACCAAAGTTAGTAGATTGAATAAACGCACCTACTAATTTCCATTCTTCTACAAATGTACCATCGGGTCCTAATAAACGTAATGTAATTTTTTCTTTATAATCGGATGCGTAACCAGCAACACCAGTAGAAAATTCATAATGTCGTCTAAACCATTCTATTACTTTTTGAGCTCCACTCGGAACAATAGGGTCATTGAAAGTAATATCTATTGTTGACCAACTATACTTTCCAGCTACATATCTCTTCGTATTGATGTAATCAATTTCTTTTCTTGTGCTTTCAATCGAAGGTCTTTGAACAGATTGAACAATGAACGAATCAATACCATTTATATTCAACACAAATCTGTGTTGTAGCTTTGGTTCGTAATCATTGTAAATTAAACTTTCTAACACTGCCATTTACTTTTCCTCTTTTTAATATAAATATCTTTCTATCTAAAATTATTGTGGGAATTCAGCACCTGTCGGTAGAACATTGAAGTCAAGAACGATGAATTCTGCTGCTCTAGCAGGTTGAATAAATATTTTACCAACTAACTGATTTCTATCAATAACTTCAGGTGTGTTTACAGTTTCGTCAACTACAACTCTATAAGCGAATAGTCCTTGATTCTGTTGAACTTCATCAAGATATGGTTCAACTAACGAAAGGAATCTATCTCTCGTCTGTGTCGTATTTTGTTCGAATACTAAGAATCGTGATGTAGAAGAAACAAATTTCTTCAAGTTAATCAACAATCTACGAACATTGATTCTATCCAATGCCGATGCTCTTACTTGTAGTGTTTTCTGTCCGTAAGCCACAATACCTTGACCAGGGAAAGATACGATTGGGTTTACTTTACCATTGTAAAGTTTATCCATATCTTCTCTCTTTAATCTTTCATACAAGTTGATAGCTTCGGTAATTCCACCACGATTCAATCCAGCAGGTGCGAACCATTCAGCTGCGATACTATCGTTGAATGCGTATACACCACACATCACTACGGATGGAGGAACCCAAAGTGGTTTATTTGTTGAACTATCGATTACTTGAACCCAAGGATAATATGTACCCATATATGATGTATCATATAAAGATGCGTAATCAATTACTGTATCTTTTGTATCATTTATCCAAGAAAGGTCAGTTATGTAGAATGCATCACTTCTATCTTCTACAATTTCTTTTGCTCTACTGATTACAGATGAACCGTATGTTTGAGTTACACCCGGTGTTACTAATATATTGTAATCGTATTCCAACGGATTAGAAATAGCGTTAAGTGCTCTAATAAACGCCACACTACCACTTGATGCGGAATTTGTTAAATCAATACCACCAACGTTAGTTGCTGATGATACACTTGTTCCTACATTGATTGGTTTGTTAGGAGTTCCAGCATTAGTACCACCTTGGAAACCTAATGTAAATCTACGGTTAAATTGGAAAGTAGATGATGTTGCTGCCGTAGCGAACATATCTGTTGGTAGATTAAAATCAGAACTTGATACTTCCGATGTATAAACTGCATCATCGATTGGAGATAGATAATGTTTCCAATCAAGAGAACTATCAAAGTTAATACCGAAGTGAGTTTTGGTTGAACCCGTTACATCCCCACCAGCAGTCAATAGTGGTAGAGTGGGTATTTCAGTAGTCAGCGGTTGTAAGAATCCTCTAAATCCAGCAGGAACTACTGTTGTTGGTAGTGTATCTGAATTGGCATCCATTTCAACTCTGATGTATTCAGATTTATTATCAAATGAACCATTGATAGTAGTATTTCCGTCTGAATCTATGGTTAAATATCTATCACCAATTTTTCTTGCGATATAGTTAGCCGAACTTGGGTCTAATGTACACCCACCAAACACTTCAACAACACTTGGTCTTGTATCTGTATCTGTTAATTCTCTAACAACAACATCAAATACACCATAAACACCACCTGTTTCACTTGGTCGTTTTACGTTCTGAATAGAAATCTTATAATCTCTGTTTGTATCTTCACCTGTGGATAATCTATGAAATTTAAATAAGTTATATGTAGTTCCATTAACATCCTGTGAAGTAATATAAGGAGTAAATCCACCAACAGGTTCATCGTTATTACCACCATCAAAATCTAAACTAACAGATGCCGATGAAATACTGTAATTTGCTGCTCCAGTTATAGTTTGAAAAGAAGCGGAGTTTGTAGTTTCAAAATGAGAATATACGTATGCTCCCTTTGTTCCTAATGGATTTGTTCCAAATACTTTTGTGAAGTAAGATTCACTTGTTGGATTAAAGGATGCCGTGACAATACCAATACCTGAACCACTTAGAAAAACCAATGAACCATTTGAAGAAGTTTCAAACGTTCCAATATTAATAGATGTTCCTTGGTTAGATGGTGCTAATATGACGGAAGAAGTTACAGATGCGGACTCAGCGGTTAAAACAAAACCAGTATGAGAATATCCACCCAATTCACCGACACGAACAACGGTTACGGTGTTAGAGTTCTGTAATACATTTCTTACTGCATATGATGCGTAGTATTTTTCATTTTCTCCACCGAATTTACTTCTAAATTCTTCCGTGCTTCTAACAACAGTAGGAACAAAAGCGGGTCCTTTTGAAAAGGTTCCTACAATAGCACTGCCTATTTCAGCTATTCCTTGTGGTAAAAACGAAAGGTCATTTTCCCGTGTAAAAACACCAGGTGATACAAACTTTTCAGCCATTTAGTTCTCCAAATATTCTTTTTATATAAATATAAATATAAACGAATTAAAAAGATTTTAATTTAATTATTTTTCCGAAGGAGTGAATTCCCAAGTATCGGTGTTTAGATTTCCCTCTCCGTATTTTTCTACAAGTGAAGTTGTATGCTCTTGTTGTGCTTGTATTGTATTATCGTATAATGCGATAAGTTTAGTTTTTCTTTCTTTCAAATTTTTAATTTCAATTTCTACCCTACCAAGTTCTATTGGAATCTGTCTTTGATTTTCAGCGATTTGTTTAAATGTAGAAATTTCTTCATCAGTCAATTTTATCAGTTCTTTTTTATTCTTACTCATAATATTTTTTTTAGTTAATAAATACACCAACTACTTTAATATCATCGTTACTATCTATATTAAAACCAAGCAGTTGAATATTAAATGTAATAATTAAATCAGGTGATTCAAAATTAAACGAATATATCGTGTCATTTATGGATACTCCATTTATAAACAAATTAACAGAACTCCCACCAGTAAATATAGATTTTGAATATGTTTTTAAATTTGTATTTTCTATTTTAGCCGTATTGGCTGAAACATAAACAGCCGTTTTAGTTTGTAAAGCATCGGCATCGTTACTACTTTGTTCAATTTCTGTTTGTTTTGCTTCTTCAGAGAATGGTCTATTTTTTTGAAACGCACCTTCGGATGGAACTCTTGTTACGTTTTTAAGAGAATCTATACTCGTAATCTTACGAATTAACTCTTCATATGATGAACCGTAGTCACTCACGAATCTATAAATTTACCTATCCCTCTTATCTCATCAGTAACATCAAGCTCATATCCTAACAGGGATGTGTTAAATGTGAATGTTATATCCGTTCCATCATCGTTTACACTCCAAACAGAAGCTGGAACAAATATACCGTTTATGAATATTTGATATAAATCTTCTGAACCATATGATAAATAGTCTACCGATGGTTGTGTTTTTGTAGTTGTGTTCTCAAACACAGCCGTATTACTCGGAGTAACTGTAGCGGTTCTTGTATCATAATATGATATAAATTCCAATACCGCATCAAACTCATCATTTTTAGCTTCTTGAGTCGCATTATTGGTAAACGTTCCTATTGGGAAAAGTGCGCCAATTTGATTTACTCGGTTAAAGCTTCTATCCTCACGTAACAGTTCATCCAACTCTTCTTGTGAAGTTACTCGTGTGAGTTCTGTTTCTATCTCTTGGAATAAAACTGTTTTCTGTGTCGAATATGATTTGATGATTTGTTCATCATCTACATCATCTTTTATTTCAGGAAGTAAATATGCTTTTACAGTTAGGTTAAAATTGGTTCTTACTAACCTCTCTTGTCCATTTGTTAATTCAGTTGAGGTAGAAAACGAATCAATGGATGACTTGAATTTAGGTCCACCATCAATACCCCAATAATCATCACTATTCCAGTTCAGCTGCTCAATCAATTGGTTAGTGTGGGATATGAAATCAGTCCAAATAATAAACTCATATTCCATCTGAACAAAATCACCAACTCTTACTTTGTAAATTTCTTGTGTTGGTTTAATATCAATCTGTTGGGAGAACTTATCAAATCTGTTTTTGTTAGAATACCCAGTGGTAAACACTATTCGTTGATTCTTGTTAAATCTGTTTACAAGGTCATCTCTTCTACCCAACGAGTTTCTCTTAAAGATAATAAGTGGATTTTGTATCTGCCCTTTTTGGTCTTTGATATATCCATTTCTACTCGCCTGTTGCCATCTCTCGGGTGAACCGTATATAATAGGAACTTGTTTATCACTTCCGTTTACAGTAACTATAAGATTCTTTTCCTCTAAATAAGAAAGTATGGCTGTATCAACATCAACAATAGAAACGTTTCTCGTCTTAAAATTAGAACCAACTTTACTTCTATCAAGTCCTCTATTCCGTGTATCTTTCGGATTTAATCCTTGGTCTACCATTAGTAAAGTTCCTCTATATTAAGTTTACTTCTTCTTACCATATGAGTATCACATATAATGCTTTCCGAGAAATTAGTATTACCAGCAACTAACTGATTCTCAATAATACCATCTACCTCAAAGTAGGCATCGTTAAAAGAAATCACATCACCAATCTGTATTACCAAACTCACATCAGCCAATAGTGTCCGTAGGAATCTAAACTGAATAGTTTGTGTTACATCCGAACCAAATCCCTCGTAATTTGTTGTTTGGTCTGCTCTATCAATCAAAGCGTTTACCTGAAACCCTACTTGATATGATTTACCACCAACACTCTCTCCATATAAATTAGTTTCAGTCTGTCCCTGGTCTAACTTATAAACGATTACAGGTGTCTCAACAAAAT